CATAAACCCTTCGGGTTGATAATTGAACCGCCTACCATCTGCGCCTTCACGCGCACCCCAAGTAGTTACGGTTGCTTCAATTTTTCCTGTGCTTTCGCCCTGCTTTTCCAAAACTAATTTGGCTTCGCAAACCATCATCAGGTTTTTTACGGTCATAGATTACCTCATCGATTTTAGTTCGGTCGATGTCATATATTGTTGTTTTAGGGGGTCGCCCTCTTTTGGGGGGCGGTTCTGTATTTGGCTTATATGTTGCCAAGGATGCTATCACTAATTTAAAAATAGTGGACAATTTATTTTCACTTGCCGATATTCATTTTGCGGGTTTGGTTTCCACCGCCCCCGCCCGTATCTTGGGGGGATGTTCCGACAATCGGTTTATCTTTCCCGCCCTTATCAATCAATTCATCTGCCCCATCCATATTGGGCATCCCCAAATATTCACGCGCTTCGTTGGGGGTCATAATCCCGTTTGTAACGCCCGCGGTAGCAAAATTCATTTGGTCTAACGGTGCGCCTTTTAAGAAATTGCGCGTATCAAATTCAATGCACAAATTAGGATAGCCAACAAACAAATGTTGCTTTAATTTCTGCTGAATGTTAATTAAAGTTGGGTACATTGTGGATTTATAGAATTCATCCATCATTGTTTGGGTATTGTTGTACTTGGAATCCCCGATACCAATCATTGCCGCGGGTACGCCAAACAAACCGCAAATCCGCTTCATGGTTTGTTCTTTTAACTTAGCCGCATCGGTATCCTGTAGGGTCAACATATCCAACGGGGTGTACTTCATGCCTTGGTCTAGCAACATACCCTGACCCGCCTTACTTGGGTCGCTAGGGCGGCTAGAAACCATTGCCGACCATGCTTCTTTTAAGCGGGCGGCAATTTCCTTATATTTGCCATCAGGAATAACACTTTCGGTAGTAAACATTCCGCTTGGCTTTGCGCCGTTTTGCATGATGTAGTTGGCGTAAAGGTCAATATCTTGGTCTAGCGAAACCAGTTCTGCCGCCAAAATACCTTTGTTAAAACCCGCAGAACCTTGCCAGTTCATTTCCTTAATGTGCATCACTTGGTTAAAGTTCAGCGGTTCATCACGGTTAAAACCGTATGCGGGCGTACTCAAACGATACGATGGGTAACGCGCAGGGGTGATTGTTACGGAAATTAAAGTTGAATCCAAAAGTTACATTTCTAACGGGGTTTCCGTTGTACTCTTTTGGTCTTTTCTCCACCAAAGGGTAAATGCTTCGCCCGCAAGTTCGTACCACATTAGCCATTGATACCAAAATTCGTATGTACTTTGGAAATGGTTGGGTTGCGCCAAAAGGTTTGCCACTTGCTTGGCTTTTGCCTTATCCCGTGCGCCTACCAAATCGGATTTAATGGCATCCACATAAGTACCATCTTCGGATTGACTAACCACGCGAATAGGCAATTGGGATAAGGCGCGGGCTTTAGCCGCAACGCAAGCCATGATTGTGCTATTGCGCGTAAGCAATGACATATCCACGGGGCGACCCGCGTTATTCGTTGCGCCTGTGGTTACATAAAGAATCTGAGTATTGACATTAGGGTTTTTATTATTGCCCTGATAAACGATGTTATTGCCTAGCGCAGATTGCCCAAACAATACATTTGATTCGTTTTTTTGGTCTTTATTGCGCTTGAAAATGTCGAAAATAGCCATGTTTTTACCCAATTTCTTGATGGTTTACCATTCAAAACTTCTAAACCCAAATGTATCAGAAATAAAAACATTGTCTAGATGGCAATGCAAAGCCATAATCATTGCAATAATTCCGTCAACTTTTGCGGATGTATCGGCTTCATTCTTGCGAACTTTCACATTTCCATTTACATCCGTATAAACTTCGGCGTTTGCCAGTTGCCAACCAACAAAAGGGTTGCCATCGTGCATGATGCCTTTTTTCAGAATCAATTGTTCTGCGGTTTTAGACGGGTTAGATAGAACCGCCATTCCCTGCCCAACCTTCTTTACGGGTAAACCCTCGGAATACAAATTAGCAACCAATGACGCGGCGTTGTACGGGTCGTATCCGATTTCTTTAACATTGTGCTTAATACATTGTTGCTTAATGTAGGTTTCCACTTCGTTAAGGTCGGTTACATTGCCTTGCGTTAGCCGCAATATGCCGCTTGCATGGGCTTGCAAAAAGATTGATTTATAGTGATTTGGGATTAGGTCTAAACTTTCTTCGGGTAAGAAAAATTGAAATTCTGCAAAAAACTTTTCTTCCGAATATCGGTGCAAAGTGCATACGGCGTTCAAGTCGCGGCTATATGCCAAGTCAAACGCAATAAAAGTTGATTCGGGTTTATCTTCGGGCATAGGGCAAACTGAATCATCCCAATACCTTCTATCGACCCACGCGCTATTTGCGCTTACATAAATGTTTAGCGTTTTGCATAAAAATTCATTTAATGTAGCGGGCTTATTTTTAGCCTCTTCTGCCCTTTGTGCAATTGCATCATCAAACACACTAATGCCGTGCATAGGATTGGCTTTTTTCCAATTGTTTGGGTCTTGCCAATCATCTTGTTGGTCTAGCCCATAAAGTAAACCAAACCATTTAGGGTTATCATTTGCTTCGCCTGTAAGCATAGATTTATAAAGATTCATATCTTCATAAAACTTTGTTTCTTTTGTAAAACTTGCGGTTGTAATGTATATCCGCAACGGATTAGCCCTTGCTACCATACCCGAATGTAAAACTTCAATTGCATTTCTATCTGTAATTTGTGCGGCTTCGTCAATAATTACGCACGATGGATTTTTACCGTCACCCGTTTTCTTTGTATCCCTGCTTAATGCTTTAAACATAGATTGGGTATCGCCAATCTTTTTAACTTCGTATTTGCTTACATTAAAAAGGCTAGATAGTTGCGATGGCATATTTTCAATAAAGCCTTTTGCCGCATCAAAAACAATAGTTGCTTGTTCACGGTTAGTAGCCAAGGTAAATACCTCCGCACCTTTTTCACCGCACAATAATTCATACAAAGCAATAATTGCAGTTAAAGTTGATTTGCCCGCTTTGCGCGGAATAAACAAAATTACATCCGTCACCATGCGTTTAGATAAATCTTTTTTTAACCTAAACCCATATATAGCGCAAATAAATAAAATTTGGAAAGGTTCTAACTTTACTGGCTTGCCCGCATCAGGGCCTTTGGTATGCACTAAGGCATTAGAAAAATCTAAAATGTGTTGCGCGTAATCAGGGTCAAAAACCCATTGCCATTCTTTATTTTCAATTTGGTTAATAAACCTTTGACAAGTCAACTGAACATTTTGACAAACATTAATTTGCCCTTTGCAAACTGCATGAGCATAGGCTACGCCTTCTTGCCATTTCATCCTTTAGGGCCTCGCAAAAATTTTGCTACTGGACTATTTTCTTCGGGTTTTTGTCTATCCAATCTGCTTTTAGGTGTTAACCCAAGTTCGTTCATTAACTTAATTACATTTTTCATTGCTTCGTTTGCAACGCTTATGTAAGGGTTTGGGGCAAATGTTTTGCCATCGTTAATTTTTACAACCAATGGATGTTTGCTTTGTTGGGCGCGGGCGTTGATGTAGGTTTCTAATTGGTCGGCTAACATCATTAAAGCGTGTCTATCCTGTTCAGAACCTATGCCATACACCTCATATAGGTAATCCGCAGTTTCGTTTACAAACCGTTCCCTTGTGTATTGTTCGGGTTGGGTTGCCCACTCCGCAAATGGAATCCTAGCCTTAACAGAATCGGGCAAAAGTACGCCCGCGTTCATTCCTTTAGAACCTTGTATTAAATGTATTTCAGGGGGGCGTTTGTTATTAGCCATTTATTAACTCTGCTTTTTTGCCTGTAAATTCTTCCCATCGATTTACTATTACATCGCAATATTTTGGGTCTAATTCCATTAACCTAGCATGACGATTAATTTTTTCGCAAGCAATTAATGTGCTACCTGAACCACCAAATAAATCCAATATTTCATCGCCCGCTTTACTTGAATTATTTATTGCCCTTTCTGGCAACTCAACTGGCTTTTGAGTAGGATGATATATATTTTTAGATTCTTTTTTTAATTCCCAAACAGTTTTCTCATTTGTCGGGCCATACCATGCGGGAGAACATCCATCTTTATACAAATACATACAAGGTTCAGCATTAGGAATGTATTGCGACATAAAAGCACCAAGCCCTGATTTAACTTTGTACCATTGAATTACCGCCCTTAGTTTTAATGGTAATTTTTCTAATGCCGCATAAGTTTCTATGGATTTTCCTGACGCATACCAAACATAAAAAGCCGCACCATCTTTTGTATTTGGTATAGCCGCCATTAAAGCACCATAAAACAATCCAGTAAGGTCATCACCTTCTAGCGTATCAGCAATGATTCCTTTTCGCTTTTTTTGATTGTGTCCACCTTCATAAGCCACACCATAAGGCGGGTCAGTAAAAACCATATCGGCTTTTTGACCATTCATTAATTTATCTACGGCATCAATACTTGTAGAATCGCCACACATTAGTCGGTGATTACCAAGTTGATAAATGTCGCCTAACTTGGTTTTAGGTTCTTCAGGAACTTCAGGTACAGCATCTTCATCGGTTAAGCCATCAACCACTTGCGGGTTTAATGCATTTATTTCGTCATTGTCAAAACCAGTTAAATCTAAATCAAAACCTTCTAATTCTAATTCTTGTAATTCAAGGATTAACATTTCATTATCCCAACCCGCATTTAAAGCCAGTTTGTTGTCAGCAAGAATCAAAGCCTTTTTTTGCGTATCGGTTAAATGCGCCAATTCAATTACTGGAACTTCGGTCATGCCCAACTTACGCGCCGCGGCTAAACGACCATGCCCCGCAATAATTCCTTTTTGACCATCGACCAAAATTGGGTTAGTCCAACCAAACTCTTTTATGCTTGCCGCAATTTGCGCGACCTGTTCATCGCTATGCGTTCTTGCGTTTCTTGCGTAAGGGATTAGTTTTTCAATTTGTATTTTTGTAATTTGCATAGTCTTGTCCTTTAAAAAATTATAGCCTCCCCCCCTAGCCAACTCAATTTGCGGGGAAATAGT